CATCCGGCGGGTTTTCTCTCCTGCTAACGCGGGGGTCGTAGGAGTAGTTTTCGATCCGTGGCTATAGACCTGCAAGACTATCGCGCCGTCATTCAACAACCGCCGGGCCGTGTGGCGGTTCAGCACATCCACCAGTTCACCCGGCCTTATGCGCGTCTTTACCTTGCGTGGCGTGATAAAGTCGAACTCTTTTACTGCCCGGAACCAAGCCATTCTTTAGCCCTCTAGACGTATAGCCGCTTTTACTGGGATAGGGCGCCAAAGGCGGCCATAGTGTTGATACCGCCCTTGGCTGTAAGCGTGGCCCTACCTTTCGGTTACCCTCTCCTAACTCGCGTCGTCGAGGATCGCGAAAACTCGCGGCTCAACCGGCCTGCCACCAATCACCGCATAGGCCACAAAAGCCGCCAGGTTGTTGCGGAACTTGAAATGGTCAGACCGCTTAATCACGACCTCCTCCTCTACGACCAGCCAATACCACGACCAGTCGGCAAAGATGATGTCGCCCGCAGTGCCCACGTTGGGCGCCCTCTCCGTTTCCAGATATGGGTAGCCGATCATGCGATCATACTGCGCGTCGGCTATCGTGGCCCGGAAGACGGGCCGGGTCTGAGCGTCAGTCAAAAGCTCCAGTCGCTCAACTGCCGTCGCGTCAGCAACCCACTTGGCGTTGCCGCGATGATAGCTTTGCAGTTGGTGCTTCAGCCTCACCAGGTCCGAATACCCAACCAGCCCTGCGGCTGCCCGAGGAACAGTCCTGATGGTGGTGGTGTTAATGACACCCAGCGGCTGGCCGACTCCAGAACCGTTGATTATCACGTTCGTCAGCGTGTCCTGCATCGCAGCGCGATACAGGTTTGTCAGGTACGCTTCGAGATCGAATACGGATCGAGAAAGCATCCGCAGCGACACCTCCGTATACCCTGCCAACTCGTGTGTATCAATCGTAATCTGCTGGAAGTCAGGCTCAGTCTCCGGCTTCTGAACACCTTCGCTGATCCACGAAAACGAAACGCCGCCGAACTCGTTGGCGTCGGTCTGAATCAACCGGGGGATGGTCAGCGTGCCCGTCTGACACGGCACGATGTTTACCCAGTTCATCAGGCTGGTGCCTTCGCTCGGTAGTTCGAGGATTTGCTGCACGAACTCCTGCGGGATCAGGCTCGCGTCGCCCGCGTTGCTCGACAGCATGGTTTTGGCCTCCATCATGGCGCGTGCGAACTGCTTTCCGAATAGTTTCGCGCTCATGTGTATCGGCATCACCACACCGTCTGCACCCTCCTTGAAGTTTTCACTTCGGGGGGCCATGAGTTTGGCCTCCTCGCCGCTCAAGGTCTTGCCCATCATGTAATCCCGGAACAGCCTTCGCTTGTTCTGGTAAATGACGGCATGATCCTTGGCCTTTGCCGGGGTAGTCGGGTCTGGCCCGATTCCGACATCGGCTGTGGGCACGATGGCCATATTACGCCTGGCGTCGGCTATCACCCGCTTCCGCTCAAGCTGCAACTGTGCAGCCTCGATTTTCCCCTTTAACTCTCCCCACTCAGCCTCCTTGGCCTTGAGGGTCTTGGCAACCTTGGTCTTTTCGTCTTCGGCTTCGGTTGTACCAACCTTACCTGCCAGGGCGTCAATGTCGGTTATCAGGGTATCAGCGTTCTTTAGCATGGTTTCTAAATCATCCACTTATTTATCACCTCCTCTCAGCGTGGAAGTTAAAGGCGAGTAGTCCCAGCTTTCGCCTTTTGGACATCCAGCCAGGCTCGCCTTGCTTCTGAAACCGCGGGGTGAGGGGCGGTAGCCGTCGCCATGCCCGTCGGCCCTTCTGGCTTTAGCAAAGCGTTGAGCTTGCCCCGTAGGCCCTCCAGTCTTTCGAGCAAGCTCTCTATGTGTTCCCGGTTGTCAGAGCATAGGGTGCGGCCACCGTCTGGTGCGCCCAGGCTGCTACCTTCAACCAGGCCCAAAGCTTTCCTGTGTGTGTTCAAGTGCGATTTCACTGTGCTTGACGCCTCTTGGCCGCTACGCGCCCCCTGAGCCGCCGCCCAGGCCGCGTTCAGCCCGCCCTTATGCAGATACATCGTGCCAGTGGTATAGCGCCCAGCGTCGTCAGGCTCCCCGCCACCGGAAACCCAGTGGTGCGGGTAACCCCAAGTACTCACGCTCCCAGCCTCGCCCTTCTCAGCAAAGGCCCCGCGGGGCAACTTCGTTTTGTCCACACTCCCCCAGCTCGGCTCGCTGTCGGCCACCTTGCTATTGTGTGAGAGTGCCTTACCCTCAAGTGCCTCGGCAGCCGTCGTTAGCGCCTTGGCCGCTGTCACGAGCGCCAGCTCATTCGCTGGGATCGCGGTTATGGTCACTTCCATGATCTTGAGTTCGAGCAGTTCCACATACGTTTCTTGCTCGATTACGACTTGCTTCCAGTTTACGGGCAGGTAGCCGACACTCAGGCCGCCTACATGGCCCTCTGCCACCAGCTTCCGCGTCTCCTGGGCCATTGTCGTGCCGGCGAACTCAGCGTGAACCCACAGCCCTTTGCCGTCCTCCTTGGCCTTCGTGATGGTTCCGACGATCTCCGTAGTGTCCCCGCCGTGAGCCATGTGCCGAACCATCAGCTTGACCTTGCCGGCCTTGATACGCTCCTTGATAGACTTCTTGAACGCACCGCGTCGCACGATCTCGCCCTGAAGGTCTATATTGTCGAACACCGATGCGTAGCCCTCAATCCAGCCATTGTCGTCGTCACCCTCTTTCCCGCCCAGGGGAGCCGAAACGAGCTGCGGCTGCGGGCACGGGCGCTCCTGGCGCACATCCGGCTCGATTATCGTATCAAGGCTCTTGCCCTTGCGTTTCCGCCACTCCAAGAGACACGCGGCAGACATGGACTCCCTGCCCGCCTCTTGCCAGTCGCCATCCTTGCCCAGCGCCGACACGCACCGGCTGACGAACTGGCTGTGGCCCTCGCCTGCCAGCGGTTCGGGTATTAGTGCATTGTCTGCCATCATTCCGCCTCCTTAGGTATCGTATTCCCTAATATCTCGGCACGCTCTTTCCTGTTCGGGAAGTCCCCGTACTTGATTAGCATTTCCGCTGCCGGATCGCCTTCTAATGTCTCCGGGGGTTCTATCTTTGGTTGCTTTGCCATTTATGTCGCCACTAATTTCACCAAAAGCCGTGTGACCGAACCTGCCTGCTCTGTCTTTGGTAAGATAGCTTTTGTTACGGTAAACCGTAGTCCTTCAGGTGTAATGATTTCATGTTCATCCAGCCAGCTTATCTTTGATATGTCGAAGCCCGGCATAGCCACGCTACCAGCGTCAATCTCCATTATTACACCTACTCGATTTTTGGCTGTTGCAAAGGCCTTCGCCACTTTGCGACTGGTAGTAAATGACTGTAATTGAGGCAAGCCAGTTTCTGTGCCTTTTCGGAATGCCTTCAAGAATTTATTGCGAATGGATACGCTATTGAACTCAAAGCCACGATAGAGCTTTTGGGCTTCTAAGCGCCCATGCGACGCTAAGTCTTGTAGCAGGTCAGAATTGCGAACCCAATCAGCGGCACGGGTACGAATCTTCTTTGATGAAGGCCCAGCCCAGGCACTAACTGAATTGTCAAATAACCGCGTTTGCTGCTCTGTAAATCCTTGCTTGCGCATTTCTTCTTTCAGTCGGGTTAAAGCCTTATAGCTAGCATCCTCACTTGTGAACTCAGGCAAATCCTTATAGATACCTTCAAACTTTTTCATCTGCTCTGGCGTCCAGCCACCAGGTAGCACAGAAGGTTCGCCCACAGGCTCAGTAGGCTTCTCCGGGGCCTGGCGTGGCCTCACCGGCGTATCCGGCACCACAGGTATCAGCGTGCAGCGGCAATTACTTGACAGAAGCCCATTGCAACTGTATAATGAGCTTGCTGTCTGGAGATCATAGACATGCCCAGTGAACGAATCCATCTTGACGCTCAGCACATCTGCAAGGCTTATCTGACGGGAGTATCGGAACTGGCATTGGCGAAACAGTTCCATTGTGCTCGCACAGCGATCCGTAAACGCCTTCTGGACAATGGGATCGCTCCCCGGAACCGCAGCCAGGCCATGTTCACACGAATGGCGCAGACACCGGCCCCAGAACGCAAAAGACTCGCTTCGGCTGCCCATGATGCTGTCCGCAACAAGCCCCAGACTGAGGAGCATCGCTGCAAACTCGCGACGACGAGAGAGCAACGGAGGATTGGAATAGGGCGTGGCGAACTCCGCCTGCTCAGGGCGCTCGCCCAGCATGGCGTCAAAGCCACCGCACAGAAAGCTATCGGGCGCTATAACGTGGATATCGCCATCACAAAACCGCGCATCGCCGTGGAGATATTCGGAGGCCACTGGCACGCTACGGGTCGACACGCCGCGAGATTCCGCAAACGTACCGACTACCTCGCGGATCGGGGATGGCTCACCGTTGTCATTTGGGTAACGCCCGATTATCCGCTTGCCAAAGGCGCTATCCAGTATCTTGTCTCCGTGGCACAAATTACCTGCTTTGACAAATCCGAACGGCGTCAAGAACATGTGATTCGGGGTGATGGTAAGCCTACGGGAATCGGCCAGAGTCAACTTAACTACAGGGCCGCAGTAGGGGGTAACAATTGCGGCCAGCTTATCCGGGGCAAAGACGGGCGTTTCACCAACGACGCACTGAGGATGTAACGGCGGGTGGTTTATGTTCTGGCCGCCCATCACCAATGGCTTCCCCTCGTCGCCTATCAGCTCCGCGCCAGCCTCGAAATACGCTTTGCCCACGGCTATCCGGGTGCCGTCCATCGGCCTGCACCACGGGCAAGTCAACTCGTCTTTAGTTGTCAGCCATTCCTTGGCCTTTATGCCCATGTCGCCATAGGCCAGCTCCACCCCCTCGTTCAGGTTCCAGATCGTAGCGCTCCGGGCAATTAGCTCTCCGCGATGCTTCGTGTATTCCGGCGTCTGCGTGCGGATGTCCATTGCGATCTCGCCCACAGTCTTGTTTTCCATCCTGCCCCGGTCTACGATCACTGTCACCCTGTCGAGCGTAGTCTGCGACATGGCCTTGGTTGTGCTCGTAAGCCACCTGTCCACGTTAGGCCGCACCTTAGCAGCAATCATTTCGCCCCGCTCACCAAAGCCAGGGACTACCTGTTTCCCTTCGAGCAGGGCCGCACCGCTCTTGCCAGGGCCGAACATATCCTCCGTAGTCTTGTAGCCCGCAGCCGCGACCTCCACGGCGATAGGCCGCTGCACCTTGGCAAGCCGCTCCTGCCACCGAGGCCGCAAGTCCTGATAGGGGCTTCCAGCGTCCACACGGGCAGCAGCCTCACGCATTTCGAGCCGCAGCTCTTTCCGCACCACAATGCGGTATCTGCGCTCCCAACGCCGCGCAAGTCGGCTGTTGAACGTCCCGACCTGCTCACGCCGGAGGTGGGTTACACGCTTCTTGGCTTCAACGTGCAGCATTCAACCACCCACCCATGAACCATGCCGCCATGAACACTAAGCCGACAATCGCCGCTATTACCCTGCGCCATTCCTCGCCCATCACTCGCCCTCCCCGGTTTCTACTGGCAACGGTTCCTCGGTCTGCACTTCCTCTATGCTGCCGCGTATGGGCTGCTCTATCGTGGTCATAGGCAGCAGGTAAACGTCGCCATCAGGCACCTCGTCGAAGCCCACCATTATCCGTGCCTCATTCCGCGTGACAATCCCCCCAGATACTAGCGCAGCAGCCCGCGTGGCTGTTTCTGTGGCATCCTCCTGCAACGCCTTGATACCATCCAGATTATATCTGAACTCAAGCTCGTCCTCGCCCTCTGCCCTCAGCAGGCTCCCAGTGTACGCCTGGGCCAGCATAATCCAGATAGCGACCATCGTTTCCTGATAGAAGCTCTTGCGGGCCTCGCCGTAGTTGGCATACGTGGCGTGCTCAAGCCCCGCCCGTGCGCCTATCAGAATCGGCGGCACATTGAACGCAGAGCAGATTCGTGTCTCATTCAAGCTCGTAATCCCAGGCCAGTCCAAATCCTTCAGTGGCTCGCCGTAGGTCACGTCTACGTCGCCTTCCAAAGTGACTACGTTTCCGCGCCGACCTTTACCTGCCGAATCATGCAGCCGATGTTTCAGTGCTTGCTTATCCGGTTCGCTCAGCCCCATCGGGGCTTTTATCACCATCCCCGGCACCTTCATGTTCTCCAGCATTTCGACCAGATAGTTTTCGCGCTCCGCATCCAACTGGTAAGCGTGCAAAGCGGCCTGTAGCGGCCCGAGGGGTTTATAGGTACTCGAGGGGTCGGAGAACCAGATGTGCATCATGTCCTCGGGCGGTATCTCCTTTGCCTCCCCCTTGCTCTGCCGCAGCCGATATGCACGGATAAGTTCAGTGCCGCTGCCCAGGCCCACGTCTACCCAGCTTGACGGAATAGGCCAGAGTTGCCCCACCATAGTAGGCGCAGTGCGGCGCATTTTGATCGTGTAGCTCACGCCAGTCAGCAGCAGTCGCGACAAGATAAATTTCTCGACCTTTTCCCAGGTGTAGTAGGCATTCGGATTCTTGATAACCGAGAGGATGTCATGATCGTGCACAACCTCAAAGCCGCCCTCCTCGTCCGGCATCCCCAGTTGCAGCGGCGCTTCGGCTGCGGTGCGGCATATCAGGTTAATGCAGGCAAAGATGATGTCCGCTGTGGAATAGATGTTCTCCAGCTCGCTCGTGGAGAATGAATCCCAGACCTGGTCAGCGGACTTCCATTCCTTTTGCAAAATCCCATATAGCGTGTTCCAGCCCGGCGAAACGTCCTGGCTCTGCTTGCCCCCCAGCAAACGCCTAAATGCCCTTTGGAATCTGCCCATTGGCTCAATACCTCGTTATCGTCGGCTTAGGCCGCCCCAAGACCGTATGCAGCGGGTACCGGAGCGCGTCGCAAGTGTGGTCTCTCTCCTTCACAGGCTCGTCTTTGCCCTTCTTCCAGCAGTAGCCCTCATGCTCTGAGATCGTGTGCCGACAGCTCGGCTCTATGGTCAGGCGCGGCAGGCCATCTCCAGCGACGGCGAAAGCGTCCTGCACGGTGCGTATGCCCGACTTGACAGCGTTATCGCCAGCAGCCACCCGTAGGCCCGCTGTACGGCAATCGGCAATCAAGCCCGCTGCCGAGGGGTCTATGTAGACCCGTTCATAGCCCACGTCCTGGGCTATCTCCTTGAGGATGGCTACGAACTCTTTCGGCCCGATGCCCGCTTTGTAGAACTCGCGGAATACATGACCCCGCATATCGCCATCAAACCCGATGCACAGGATCACCGCAGGATTCGAGTAGCCCTCATCTACGCCGAGCAATATCCGCTTCCAGGGGCCTTCCTTATGGACGACATGAACTGCCCTATCCATTCGGTACACTAGGCCCTCATACGCTGTCCACTTGCCCAGCACGTACCGTTCGTAATCAGTACCAGAGAAGGACTTAAGTAGCCTGATATACCGCTCAGGCAGATAGGGGTTTTCCAGGGCATTCGTCTCGATCAGCACCGTATCTGCGCCGTTAGGGTTGTAGAACCGCTCATGCAGGAAATGGGTCGGCGGCCCTGGATTCGTTGCTGTCCACACCTGATTCCAAGGGTCGGCGGTATTCCTTGCACGGCCCAGGAGCATCGTATATTCGCCTGGTGTCAGCTCGATGCCCTCGTCAATGCCAATAGCCCCGAAGTTCAGCGACCCTAGCGATAGTTCTTGGTCAAAACCGAAATAGAGGATCGTGCCGCCGCTGTTCAGCCGTATCAGGTGGTCGCCCTTATTGTGCGTGTAGGTGCCTCGGGGCAGCACTGGCGGCAGGTCGCTCTCAGGCTCAAGCAGCGTCCGCAGCGTAGTTTTCTTGAGGTCTGCAAACGTCTTGCGGCACAGGCCGACAAAGTTGCCGGGGATCATGGCATGGGTGAGCAACTTGTAGCAGACGCCCCTGGACTTCCCGGCCCCGAACGCGCCGGATAGCATCACCTCAAACGCCTTGGCTCGGACAAAGGCCCGCTGCTTAGGCAGTAGCTTCACCCTCACCTGCTTGATCCTCGGCGTCCTCGCTGTCCTCTGGATTGTCGCTGTCGCCATCTTCGTCACTCTCGAAAACCACCTGG